TACTGATACAGCCCTTCCCCAATCGCTCCAAAAATCCGCATTCCATGTCTTGACCTCACATCTGCCTATCTTGGTATTGATATCGCAAAGTGCGTCGTACTCAGCATTGGAAAAATATGGGTAGGCATCTATGCGCCGATTGATAAAGTATTGATAAGCGCCCATCTCACCGTAGCGCCCGATTGTGTGACTGCTAAGGAGATTGCGGTAATGACCTTTGACGTTGCGATACTTCTCGAAAGTATCAAGGGCTAGGCTCTCGGCATACTTACGGTGGTCAGGGCTGAGATACAGCGCTACATTCTCCATCCGTTTGCCTGTCCTATCGATAGTGGAACTGTCGGGGTCAAAACATTCTTGTTTTCGTAAAGCGCTAAGAGTATGGCTTCAGCGCGGTCAGGTGAGGATACGCCACGTTTCTTCATATCGGCTTTCGACTCAATCTGAATTCGACCCGAGGAATCTGAAAGATAGGTCGGTCCCGCTAACTGCGATAGAACTTGCCTATCGACCTCGAGCAATAAATCTTGGCGACCATCGGGAGAAGGTTGCAATAGCGAGCGAGCATTCCACCACATCTCGGCTCTTTGATTCTTGAACTTGGTTTGGTCTTTCGGACGCTCTGCCACGTTTATGCCGATTATCTCGGCGTTATGGCGTCTCTCCTGCCCCCATGTCTTGAGTAGGGATACAACACCCCACCCAACTCCAATCGTGTCTATCTTGACCCTTACACGGCTATTTATGCCACGAGAGACTTGCTCATCTTGAGCGCTTTGGATATATCGCAGAATCACACCCGCGACATCAACTGCATTGGCATTGGCTTTGCCCGAGGAACGGTGGACTATCTTCACCTTGTATCCATCGGCTCTAGCGATAACGAACTCATCGCCTCCATCGGATGCAATATCAACGCCCAATCGAATCTCGTGGCTATCTAGTGGGTTTTCATTATCGACGGCTAACTCTGCCCATTGATAAGGGATAACTTTGCCCGTTCCTGATTGTGGGAACCTTGCATGGACACGGGCTTCAACGAATGGAGAATCATCGCCGAACTCAGATATAACATCGTTGACCCATCGCTCATCGACGAGGTGTGTGGCTACATTGTGGCTATCGACATGTTGAGGACATGACTTACATTGACCCGTATCTTCACCCGTGAAGTTTGGCGTGTCATAGGCTGATATCGGAATCGAATTGTAAAGCGGTGAATTGCAGATTCTCTCGAACCATGTTTGTTCTTGGTCTGTCGGAGGGTTTCCAACTACAAGTAATCTCGTATTGCCACCAGTCATAAGCGCTTCCATCGCTTGACCGATTGTGTCTGAGATACCACCCGCTTCATCGACCACAATTAGCAGATTAGGTGCGTGAATACCCTGAAGCGCCGCTTCATTGTTATCGGCAGGACGAAATCCATAAGCGACTACGGTGTCATCCATCTTCCATTCAGTGGTAAGAATTTCGCCCGGAAGATTATGTTGCATGTGAACTCGACGAATCTGCGCCCACATAATGTTTCTAACCTGTTTGAAGGTCGTTGCGGTAGTGATTGCAATAGCGGTGCCGGGAGGATGAACTGACATCCACCATGCAACGGCTCTAGCCGCTAAGTGAGACTTGCCCGGAGCGTGACATGCAGGGACTACGGTACGTTTATTATCTACAAGGGATTGCAGAATCTCTTTCTGTTTTGACCATAGTGTCTCGCCTAATCCTTGCTCAACGAATCCAACTGGATTTGTTTCAAATTTAGCCCATGGGTTTGTAGTATCCGCGTCGAGGAGCATGGCAAGAACTTTTTTTTGTTCGTCACTCAAGTTTGCTATCAAGCCTTCTCGCTCTTCTTCAGTGAGAATCGCGAATTTATCTATCAGGCGGGGCATCGATAATCTTGTTCCTGTTTGCTAGAAATTTATCAACTAAAGTTTCTAACTCAGCCATGGTCACACTGATATTGAGCGTGTTGTTGGTTATGTGTTGAAGATTTGAAGGTGGGTTATCGCCGAACTCATCCCTGAATTGACGAGATAGCCACCACGCCGAGGCTCGCCAATCTCCATTGGCTCCCGCATTGGCTATAACTCCTATATGAGCGCCCTTAGCCTCTTCTCTCGCCTGTGTGACTGACCGCAAAAACCCCAAAAACCTCTCTTCTTTTGGATTAGGTTTTTCGCCTTTGTTTATCCGATATTCCTCATCTCCACCACGCTTCAACCAGTTGTAATAAGTGTTTTCTGCAATACCAGCCATAAGAATCGTTGTCTTGACAGGAATACCTCTACGGATATTTTTCAAGATTTCATCTAGTATCTCATCGTTCAACTCAGTCGGTCTACCCCCTAAATTCTTTTCGGCTATCTCTTTGGTCTCTTTTTTGGCAGGGGTCTTTTTCTTCGGTGCAGGAGATTTCTTTGTTGAACTCATAGTAACGATTATTCTACCTCGGTTGTACATGCTTCTACTGGGATGAAAAGTAATTGAGCGATATCTTGCCAGTTATAGATTGCGTTTGCCCATTCATTCAAATCTTCGCTATGGACTCGCATTGAATATGACCCGACGCGGATAGTGGTTCGACCTACAGGGTTATGCCCCGGCTTTGTCTTTCCTCCTGAAAGAATCTCCATGACATCTTCTCGGGTGAATCCTGTTCCATTGATAACCGTTGAGGTCAGGAGTTTGTTCAACTCAGAAGGGTCATAGGTTGCAAGGTCGCTTGTGCGGTTATCCACGATAAGGATACGGATTTCCTCAACCTCATCTACATCAATCCAGTGAACTGCCACTTTCTCCCACCCTAGGGCGACTGCCGCTTGGAGTGTGTGATTTCCTGATACGACATGCTTTGTCTTGCGATTAGCCACGATTGGTCGGTATTGCCCCATGGCTTTGAGGGACTCAATAATCTGCCCGATATCGCCCTCACGAGGGTTTAGGGGATGGGTCGTTATGTCATTGACCGAGACCGTCTCTACGTCGCTTGGGTCAGCCTTAGAACGCTCTGTACGGCTATCTTCAACTACGGGCTTTCGCTCAGGAAATCCTAGGCGCATCTTGATTCCTGAAATGACTTTGGACCGAGACTTGCCGAACTCAGCGATTGCCTGTTCATCCCATGCGCCATAAGCGTCAGGGTCAACTGTGAAGCGCCATGCGGCTATCTTTACTTCAGGGTCTTTAGGTAAAGGCTTTGAGCCGCCTACTGGACTCATTTCTAGCCCTGATATCAACCTATCTAGGTTGGCTACATCGGCTTCAGAGAATCCAGTGCCTTCAAGGTCAGGTAATGAACTCAAAAGGTTTTTCAATAACGGCTCGTTATAGGTCGCAAGGTCAGTCAGGCGATTATCTGCCAGCACGATTTGTTTTGCTCTCTCTTCAGGTACGTCGACGTAAGTAACTTTGATTTTCTTCCAGCCAAGTTTCTTTGCCGCTTTGTAGGTGTGATTACCTGCAAGGATGAAGTTTGTGCCGTACTGAACCACGATAGGTCGATACTGACCGTGGGCTTTGAGTGATTGCGCGATGGCTTCAATGTCACCCCGTCGCGGATTGAGAGGATATGAACTCAGCGATGCGATAGGGACAGAATCGACTTGTCCCACTTTGATATCAGCCTTCATGATTGTCCTTTGGATATGGCAATATCGGGTAACGTAGTTTGGCTAGAAGTTCCTCTTTGCGTTTTCCCTTTGCATTGAAATAGATATATCTGTGTTTGCGTGTTCTCTCTATGAAAGTGACCTTGTTGCCGTACTTGGCTATCACTTCATCATTGGTCATGCCGTGAGCGTAGGTGGCGTGATGACCTTCAATTCCTTGAATCTTTGGGTCTTTGAACTTGCTTGATAAACCTGTGTAATAAAAGTTTGATGCTTGATAAACAATTCCGCGATGATTCTGTCCTGTATCGGCGAAAGAAACGATTATCTCCCTGTCGAGGAATTTCATACTTCGACTCACAAGGAAACTCTCGGCATTCTTCATCACCCTGTCATCAATCCATAGACGGTTCAACTCATAGACATTGTTTTTCTCATCATCGCCGCATATTCCACGAAGCAGGGTCGAGGATGGACTCACGCCATAGGTAACTACACCTAGTGGCTCAAGCATGTTTGGATAGAACAAGCCGAAAGCATGACTTACGGGTGCTGTTCTATGCAGATAGTGTTTAGCGACCACAATCTCCATGGCTAAGGCATAGGAAATTGGTTTGATGCGAGCATCATGCTTTTGGAGCGATGAGGTCGGAATCGAACCGCCGTCATCTAACTGGAAGGTTAGTTGTGTTTCCATTACACCATCACCGCATGAACTCTAGGCAAGTGGCTTTGGAGGACGTCCTCGTCTACGAACGATATTTCCGTTTGCGTCGTACTCAGGCTCACGAGGAATGTCATGGCGAATGATTTTGTAAATCAACTGCTCGCTAACTTCCATGGTTTGTGCTATCTCACGATAGGTGATGCGTTGCTTACGAAGTCGCAAGATAAGTTGTTTGCGTCGCTTTAGTAAATCGCTAATCTGACCTTGATGAACGCGAATTGAATCATTCAACAATTTCAAATCATCAAGACCGCGACCATCTAGTTCTGATGCTTCAAGTACGCTACTCATTTTCTACTCCTTCGTTGAACATGTTTTTCAGTGCTATATCGAAATTGTGGTCTTGAATCTTTTTATCTGTTTTTTCCATAAGTTCTACCATCGCCTCGAGTTTCATTTTGTGATATGAACTCAAAGAGACTAGATACAAGGGTAGAAACACAGCCAACATGACTGCGAAAATAAACACAGTCAATATCAACTCCCAATTCATATTGTCCTCTCCTTCTTTGCTCCACGAATATAAATAACTAACGAATTTTTATCTTTCTGCGGTGGTAAATAAATCAGTGACCTGACATATTGCGAGGAGTCATCGGGCAAAATTCCTGCATCAACAATTCCATCTATCGCCGCCTTTACTGCTGGATTACACGCCCCTACATCCTGAAGGCGACCTCCTTTTTGATGAGGTTCAACTGTGACGCTGACCCATGCCATGGGTGGAATCTTCTCAGATTTAGCCAAGAGTTCAAATGCTTGTCGCCACGTCTTGGTAAGGGTTGCGCGTTCCCAACGATTACCAGCCCTCTCAGCGTTTGTTGTCCAAGGTCGCTGATTGAACTCAAGACGATAGAACACTTGTTCGGCATCTTCATAACCACAAATACATTCCATGGGCTAAATGTCATCGTTTATCACTTTTGTGTCAAATTGCCTTTTTTGTCCGTTATTGTCAATTAGCCACCATGCCCCGACGTTATCTCTGAAGGGAATCAACTCAGCGCTATCGACCTTTTGAATCAGATATCCATGCTCACGGGATTTATCTCGATTAGACTCAACCCATCCATGACAGCCCGAGGTTCCTGAGCCACAGAGGACAATCAGGTTCGCAGGTAAGTGGAGTTTTTCGTTTTTGGACCCACCCATCATTCGAGGACGTCGGTGATGAACTGATACTCCGAATACGCCGTGAAGTTGTTCGTTACAGCGCTCGCATCGATAATTAGCCCTAGCAAAAACTACAAATCGTGTCTCTTCATCAACCTTGAGTTTAGGTTTAGCCATTGGATTCTCGCATTCGACATGGAGTCGTTGCAAGCAAGGCAGATTGGTTCCGTCGTTTGTTCCGCCATCGCCGCACTAAGCCTACAAATCGGAATCGCTTCATAAGTCAGATGCCACCTGTCCCCCATTTGTATCCATTGGAGCATTCTTTGGTTTTCCTATCTTGGCTCTTATTTCGTCGATATATTTTTTCGCTGTTTCGGGAGATGCTTTGTGTTTTTCATGTTCATCCCACTCAGCGAACATTCGACGTGTCTCGTTGCGCTCGAACTCATCACGTTGACGTCTACGCCATTCGCGATTGATAGCGCTCGGAGATATCGCGGCATCGAAGTTAGAGTAATACCAAAACACAAGTTTCCGCGCTTCAGCCAACGGCATGTCATCATCAAGTGATTCAAACCACGCACGAACTTTCAACTCAGATACTTCAATTCGTAGGTCATAGGACGTAACCGTCCCGAGTAACATCGCAACTTCACTCAAGTTCACGGAACTTCTCCGCAATCTCGAATGCCTTTATCGCTGAAGTCTCGGTTCTATTTCGAACTCCTGCTCCACGCAAAACTAAATCCATCTGCCTCATCGTTGGGACCGTCCCTATGTAATCCAAAGCCTTCTCGATATCTTCATTTGAATGACCGCGCTTATGAGCCGCTTCGCATATCTTGAGAAGCGAATGCCAAGCGCCCTTACCCATCGGCTTCACTTTTTGTTTTTCCCACCATCGCTTTGCGACCTCTTCAAATTCAGGACGAATCGCGATAGCGAGTTCGTCGCTCTTTGTTGTAGATAGGACGGATGTATAGGACGAGTGGTGTGAAGTAGAGTTAGGGAGTTGAGGGGTCAGAGTTTGGGAGTTGTCCCTATCTGAGTTAGGGAGTTCTGATTCTGACTCCCTATCTGTGTTAGGGAGTTTATCTACTGGAAAGAGCAACTGATAGACCGTTGCATTACCCCGAGAATTACCCTTGGAGACGATTTTGATATAGCCCTGAGCAATCATCTCGTTGATTACTTCTCGGATGTAATGGGTCGTACAGCGACTCTTTTTTGCTAGGTGTGTCTGTGAGGCGAAGAATCGCCCATCATCGTGAGCCATATCAGCGAGGGCTAAGTGCAGAATCAGACGAGTCCCGTTATAGGGCGAATCCGACCAAACCTTAGTCATCCACCGAATGCTCACAAATTACCTCCACAATGAGGACACTGTTTATTTTTGCCGTGTCTCTCTGTCGCTCTACCGTTGATTGAACTCATAGCCACATAAACCTTGCACCCATGTCGGGTGTCAGTGAGTCGTGCTATGTGTCCCGTTTTATGGAGGACGGACAATACACCTGAAGCGCTACCGTGATGCAAGTTCATGAGCGTGGCTAACTCTTTCCACGTCACACCATATTCGTAATTGCTTTCAATGATTGATAACGCCAATCTCTGACGCTTTCCCGTTGTTCCTGTGGAATCATCACGGACGGCTCTCGCCCGTGATGTCTCACTTCCACTATGACCCGAGGTTCCCGCATAGGGCAACTCAGGATGTTGCAGTAATTGCTTCTCCTTGGTTTTCATTTGTCCCCTCGACTACAAGTGCTGGTGGATTGATTCTCAACTGTTGCTCACGAAACTTTTGACGAAACAACTCGAGATTATCTGCGCTGAATTTATCTTTGTTGCCAGTGATGTACTGACCAACTGAAGCGAGCGCTTCTAAATCTGTTGCCTGAGTTATCTTCATCATGACCGCACTTGGCGATAAAACGTCATCGGCACTTGAGCGCTCATACGAGGTCGCATCAGGGTCAACGTC